GGTTTAAAAATTTCTTCATTTAAACCATGAGGTACATATTTAATAAGCTTATTTTTAGCTTTCTTACCTAATACTAACTCATTAATATTTTTGGTTTGTTTAGAAATAGCTAACAATGCATCACATGATTCATAATAAGCTCTATTATACATTGGAGCTGGGTAGTCATCCCAAATGTTGAGGTAAATAATAGGCATTTTTCTTCTGATCTCATTTTCAATTTGGAATAACCAAATAAAATATCTTGGATCAGTAATTAAGAAAATAGCATCTGGCTTTTCAATTTGAATTAACTGTCTAATTAGTTTAGCATCTCCATATCCATTAGAAGGATATAAAACAACAGACGCATCAGTTAAATTAGCACTAGTGTTAGTATCTCCAGATAAATCTAATCGTTTACCTACTTCTGGGTGGTTAATAGCTCCTCCAACATTCACCCAGTTGAAATGTTGAGCTGTGTTTAATACTAATTCTCTAGCTACAGTAGCAACACCGGAGTGAACTCTAATATCATCGCAAATTAGTAAGATTTTTTTCCTCTCATTTTGAGGAAGATAAGCAAAACTTTGATTCATAAAACTTTTATCGGTCTAAATTATTGTGATTGTGAATTGACTTTCTAAATTCATCTGATGTAAGATATAAATGAATTGTACGATCGACAAGCTTTTGTAAAGAAAATTTTCGCTTGACACACTCCATTTTAAAATCTTCAAACAAGTCGCTTTGTACTTTAACGCTTGTTAATGTCATATCTTTTTTATCCATAACACTTATTTATATATAAATATATATGAGAGTATTATTTGTTACAAAGATCTTTTCTCTCATTATAAGGACACCATTGACAGCTTTTGCTTGGGGTCGCGGAATGTGATACGTCTTTATATGATCCATCAATGTTAAAGCATTCATTTAAGAAATTATCTATGGCGGTTAATGCTTTTTTCATTTTGATTTTACCACTTGGAGGAGCAAATTCTTGAATACGACTTTGAGGAAACTCACTCTCTTCCCATATCTTTCTTTTTAAGATAACAAACTCAACATCAACATTATCTTCAGGAACATTGTATTGTTCACTAAAGTATTTTTTATAGAATAACAATTGAAATTGTTTACGTTCATCTCTTTTAGCATCATCATTCCATCCTCGAGTAGACGTTTTAAAGTCGTATATTTTCCACTTATTTGTAGGCTCATGATACATTACAAGATCGATATAACCCTTGTATAAAACGTTTTTAAACGCGTTATTAGGCGTTATAACAATAGGTAACTCACAAGCAACTAAATACCATCCTCGTTTACTGAAGTATTGTCCTTTGCGTTTCTTAAAAAAGTTTAATATAGCAATACCATCATCATAAAACTCCCTCATTTCAGCTGCTCCACTAAAGTGAGTGTTCTTATTTGATTTGTATTCCTCTAAGTATACTTTTCTAAACTCGTCTTCAAAAAATGTCTCTATATCTATTCTATCAGCGGCGGCTCCACTTTCATTATACATTACAGTAAGGTAATGCTGAATAACAGTATGCATTGCGGTTCCGAACACAGTGTGGATAGTAGGTTCATACTGTTGTAAATTGTCTTTGTATTGTAATTCCCATTTGTGAGGGCATTCATGATATACAGAGAACTGACTATAAGAAATTGTTTTATGGAATGCATAGTTTATTTCTTGTATAGGTTGTTTTTGAATTGTTTTAACTACTGATGGTGTTTTCAAAACGGGCTATATTTTTTTCTTATAACTTTCCCTAATTCTTCATCATTAGGATATTGTTTTATAAGATTTTGAACTTCAGGAACAATAGATGTTTCTTTTTTAACATACTGAGCCGCATCTAACAACTCTTCATATAGATGATTCATAAAATCATCTTTACTGTTTTGATCTAAGGTTGTGTTATATTTTTTTATACCACGTTCACTTCTAGATTTTAGATCATTTATAACCGCCTCTGTAATCTTGTCTGTCATTTCAATAACTTTTTAATTTCTTTCTCATCAATCCCTAATTCAAGAAGAATACTTTTAATTCCATTTTTACCTAAAATACTAGTGTATTCTTCAGCCTCGCCTAGAGAGCACTCATAATATGAGGCAATATATCTAAGCAATTTTTCTTCTTTTTTAGCTTTAGATGACTTGATATATTTTAAAAACATATTTTTTCTTGGGATCATGTATAAATATAAATTATATATTTTTTCTTTTTCAGTATACGGTATTGTTTGAATTAAATTTACAAACTCAATATACTCAGAATTCATACTGAGGAAGCGATGTATCATATATGGGGTAAATGATACTTTGTCTTCCTCAGTAAATGAATCCCAAGGTTGTTTTTCGTAAGTGATTTGTTTAAGCCAATCAAAGATTTGCATATTCCTCACGAATCTCTTTAGGTAGCATCTCTGTTAAAATTTTACCAGTTTTGATATCATACAAAACAGGAATTGGAACAATAGCATCTTCAGGCGTACCTGCTACAAACTTAGAAATTTTTCTCAAAACAACACCCTCAGCGAAAATGTGATTTCCTTCTGGTGATGTGAGTGGAGTTGATGATTTAATGTCTACATTGACATTAAGTGGTTTTTGGGTTGTTTGACTCATTTTATTGTATTGTTTTTAAAATTGAACATATTAAGGCCATAACATTGATTTCTTTATCAATTCTGAAATTGGCGTGGTACATATAGTTTTCTATTTCAATAATTATTGATGTTTTGGCTAAATCATTTTTACCATATTCATCTAAATTATCATATAGGAATCTATAAATTTCTTCAAAGTCATCCAAATTGCTATCAGCAAGTATTTGTCTGATGTTTTTAAAACTGTTTTTAGATGGTGTTTTAAGTTCCTTTAAAATAGCATCTGTATAATTGCTTGAAGTTAGAATTGAAGTATCAATTTTTAATTTACCATCAACAGAATTTACTTGACAAGTGTTAAGTATTTTTCTAATATCAGGGTAATGTTTATTGATTATTAGTACTAAATCTTGTAATTCATATTCAATGTTTTCTTTATCTAAAACAGTAGAAATGTATTGTGCTACATCTTTTTTAGATGGAGGAGTAATTTTTAGTACCTGGCATCGTGATTGAAGTGGATCAATAATTCGTTCAAGGTAATTACATGTTAATATAAATCTAGTGGTACGAGAATATGTTTCAATGATGTTTCGAAGTGAAGCTTGTGCTTGAATAGTCAAAAAATCAGCTTCATCTAAAATAACAATTTTAATAGACTTAAATGAAGCGCTTGAAGCAAATCCTTGTACTTTATCTCTAATTGTATCAATACCTCTTTCATCTGAAGCATTAATGTAAAGATAATCACAGTTTATATTATTAACAACTAATTTTGCTAATGTGGTTTTACCTGTACCAGGTGTACCATACAGTAATAGATTTTGAATATCATTAGTTTTAATATAGTTACCAACAATTACTTTTAATTGGTCATTACCAACATATTCATCTAATACTTTAGAACGATATTTCTCTACGTATAAACTGTTTTCTTTCATAACCTATTTTAATAATCACCGTACATGTTAAATTTCTTTGGTGGAGGAGCTTTTACCTCAAATGTCTTTTCTGCTAATGAATATAACTCACCTTTTAGAGGAGACAATTTAAAGTCACAAGGCTTTTGATGTTTTTGATAATAAGCCTCTAGAGCATCAGTCAATGAATTGTATACAACATCCTCGTCCAACAGTGACCACCTGTCCCCAGGTGGTACACGTTGAGCGATTAGTTCTTCGATTAATTTAGTTTCAGTAGACATTAATACATTCCTCCCATTCCGCCCATCATATCATCCTGTTTATTTTCTTCAGGCTTGTCTACAACAGTACATTCTGTTAATAAAATTGTTCCAGCTACTGATGCTGCGTTCTCAATGGCATTACGAGTTACTTTAGTTGGATCAATAATACCTACTTCTTTCATATTAACAAACTTTTGAGTTTCAAGATTATAACCTCTCCAGTTGTCACGAACAACAAACATATTATTAATCAACTGATATGCTTCCATTTCTTCATATCCAGCATTGGATAGAATTTTCATAAATGGAGATGAACATGCTTTATAAACAATATTTCCACCTACAGTGTCTTTGTTTGTAATTGATTCACGAGCATATAATAGAGCAGCGCCTCCACCAGGTACAATACCTTCTTCAATTGCGGCTTTAGTTGCTTGCAAGGCATCGTCCACGCGGTCTTTCTTTTCTTTGACCTCGGTTTCAGTATTACCACCAACATGAATAATTGCTACTCCTCCGACGAATTTAGCGAGCCTTTCTTGTAATTTTTCTTGTTCGAAAGGGGTCTTTGCTTTTTCGATTTGCTGTTGAAGTTCTTCAATACGTGTTTGTATTCTTTCAGATTCTCCTTTTCCATCAACTATTGTTGTCTGATCTTTTGTTACTGTTACTAAACGAGCTGAGCCGAACCATTTCCAATCAAATTTATCGAGCTTCATGCCCTTATCAGTACTAAATACCTCACCTCCTGTCAAAATAGCGATATCATCTAAAAGTAGTTTTCTACGGTCACCAAAGTCAGGTGCTTTAACAGCGCATACTTTAATAGTACCTCGCATTTTATTTACAATAAGTGTTGCGAGTGCTTCACCATCTAAGTCTTCAGCAATGATAAACAATGATTTTCCTTGATTAGATACTGCTTCTAATACTGGAAGTAGTTCTTTAATTGTAGTAAAACGTTTATCAGCAATAAGAATCAATGGATTCTCGAGAGTACAAGTCATTGTATTGTTATCAGTAACAAAGTAATGTGATTTGTAACCTCTATCAAATTGCATACCTTCTACTGTTTCAAGATATGTTTCACCTGATTTTGATTCTTCAATGTGAACTACACCCTCACGGCCTACTTTTTGCATTGCAGTAGCAATCAATTCACCCACTTCAGGATCATTATTAGCGGAAATTGTAGCAACTTGCTTAAGTTGATCTTCAGAGCTAATATCTTGTGAAATTTCTTTACGTAGTTCCTTAACTACTTCTTTAACAGCGGAATCAATATCACGCTTAATTCTAACAGCGTTAACACCGTTATTAAGGTGTACTAAACCGTTTTTAACCATTTCTTGTGCTAACAATGTAGAAGTGGTTGTACCATCACCTGCTCCATCAGCTGTTTTAATAGCTGCTTGTTTAACAAGTTGAGCACCCAATTCTTCAATTGGATCTTCAAGTGTGATTGTTTTAGCTACTGTTACACCATCTTTTGTTGATTGTGGGTAACCTTGATTGTTTGAAATAACAACATTACGGCCATTAGGTCCTAATGTTGACGTAACAGCATTCGACAACTTATCGATACCATTTACGAGTTTTTTTCTTGCTTCTGGTCCAAATTCAATAATTTTACTCATAAATTTTATTTGTTTGTAATTTCTAGTTTAACTTCTTTAACATCTTCAATAACAGCCAATACTTGGTTTTCAGGGCAAACCCAATACTCTTGACCATCAAATTCAATTTTATTAGGTCCCATACTTGGGAGCATTACTTCCATCCCTACTCTTAAACTTGTATCAATCCAAGTACCTGTAGCTGAATGATAACCTTCACCAATTGAGACAATTGTTCCAATGAGTGCTTTTTCTTTACCTAAATCGGGAACTATAATTCCACCATACATTGTTTCCTCTTCTTCACGAGGTTTAACTATAACCGCGTTAAATGTTGCTTGTAACTTTTTCATATTTCTGGATTAACTATTTGATTAATTTCATCTCTAACACGTTTCCATTCAACAACATACTCAGAAATTGAGTTATATGTTTGTTGGTTACTGATTTTAAGTTTAGCAATTGAAGCTAAACATGAGCCAAAACTCGTATGGAATGAGACTGGTTTGATACCTTCTTTCTCTCGAGTTTGACGGCCTCGACCTTTTTTATTAGAGCCAGGCTTCAATGTCTCATAGACAGTGTAACTACTAGCATCTTTACCAATAAAATAAGGTTCGATGAGTGGATCCTTAATTAGCGTCAAGGATGACAACGCTTGTTTTTCTTCTTGCATAACTATTATTTACTTAAATATAACAAATTTTACTTGGAAAGCCAAGCAAATCATAACTTTTT